ACCTCCCCGAGGGCGAAGGCAACTTCAGCTGCTCCGTCCGCATTACCCTCTTCTCGAACGCCGACGACACGACCCTCGCCGATCACCGCCTCCGCTGCGCCGCGCTGTCCGGCAATATGCGTGACCTCGTCTCCATCAAGGCGGCGTTCACGGCCACAGGCGACGCGTCCTGCTATGACGTTACCATGCAGTCCGAAGACGAGGGCATCGACGAACGCTCCTGGGCGACTTCGTTCACCTACGACCTGCTGGCCGTCTTCCCCGCGTAAGGTTACCAAACCAAGCAAATACAAATGGCCGCTATCTCTAACGGAGTCACCTGTCTCTACGGTGTCGCAGGTACTGTCACCAACCTTTTCGTGCAGTCCTACAGCCTGACGTCCTCGTTCAACGCCGAGGCCACGGTGGTCGACGAAGCCGGCCTGACCAAGACCCACCGCCTCGACGACCGCAAGTCGGAGATCACCATCGAAGGCATCGCCAAGACAGCGACCATGCCGGTGCTCGGCGCCCTCATCAGCTTCACGGTGAATACCAATTCGGCCTACCCCTCTGGCGCGGCCTCTGCCTCCTTCGCCGGCACCATCACCAAGATTGACGACAAGGGCTCGAACAAGGGCTTTACGGCGGTCACGATCACGGCCATCGATTACGAAGGCATCACGCCTGCCTAATTGACTTAGCCCTGCAAGGGGTAGACTAGGAGGCATGGACAAGCGCTTCCTCGCGGCCTACATCGACCCGGCACCTTTTCGGCTGCTGGGTCGTTCGCTTTATCCGTGGTGCCTCAAGTACCGCGTGCGCCTGATGGCGCTGGAGTCCCCTCTGATGGACGGACACCGAGAAGTCACCCCTGCCGACATTATCTTCGCCTGCCAAGTATGCGCCGAGGAACCGCTTGGTCAGGTCGGCTGGAGGGACAGGCTTCTGATCATGCAGATGTCCAGGGACCCGTCACGCTTCCAGCTGATGCTAGATGCCTTTGCCGAATACGTCCTTGTCGCGAATTGGCCCAAGTTCTGGGAGCAAACCGCCAAGACAAAAGGCGGCACATCGAGGGGCATCCCGTGGCCCCTGGCTATCGTCGCGAACCTCATCTCCAACGGCATCGAGGAAAAGCGGGCATGGGAGATGCCGGAGTGTCAGGCCATCTGGCTCAACTCCGCCTTGGCCGTGACCAAGGGAGCCGACATCAGCATCATGTCTCCGGAGGAAGAGGCTTTCATGGCGGAGGAGGAGGCCAAGGATAAGGCCGCGGCTGCTTCCAATCCTGCAAAGGAAACCCCCTGACATGGCCCAGTCCCTCGAACTCAACATCAAGACCACGTCCGACGTCCCGCAGGCGATGGACAAGGCGAAGAGCGCAACGGTGTCTTTTGGCAAACAGGTCGAGGACATCCAGAAGAAGTTCAGCACGGCCTTCAAGGACATCGCCTTGGGCTTTGTCGCCCCGATGATCCTGCTGCAAAGCGCCATCAATTTCATCAGCGCCGCCATCGAGAAGCGAAAGCAGGACATCAAGGAAGCCTATGACTTCGCCCTCAAGGCCGAGTCCAAGTACCTTGACTCCGAGACTGTCGTCCTCGCCAAGACGCGAGCGGCCAAGGAGCAGGACGAGAAGGAGCGCGAGATGGCTAAGACCGCCAAGCTGACCGAATACACCAAGTTCCTCGAGCAGCCCGGGATGCGCGACAAGGTCGCCGATGAGATTGGTGGCTTCCGCGGCTTCCGCATCAAGTACGGCCTGGATGCCAACTCCGCCGAGGCTATGGCGAAGAACGCCGACGTGCAGGCCGTCATCAACCGCATGATCGCGCCGGCTGTCGAGGCGAGCAAGAAGGCCGCCGAAATCTCCAACACTCCCAAGGCCGCTAGTTTCAAAGGGCCGGACGGCATCTCGAATGTCATCGGCGTTGGCCTAAGCCCAGGCATGGTCATCCTGAATGAGCAGCTCCGCCTACAACAGGAGATCGCCGACAATGTCCGGGCGATGGCCGCGAAGACCACCGACGCCGGCGAAATCGACTTCACGAAATACACCGGCAAGAACAAGTACTCGGCACCCCTTTATCCTCAGTTCAAATAAATCATGGCACGCATCGACACAGGCAACGCACTATCCACGGCCATGCTCCAGCCTGGAGCAAAGTTTCAGTCCGATGGCTACGGACTTGTCACGGGCGTTTGCATCTTTCGGGAGGACGTTGCTGGCAGTAGCACCTTCCTTGCGCGAGGTCAGGCTTGTCCCATTTCCGATTATTCTTTCTGCAAGGTTCATAAGGCGACCACTACTCGCGACTCCCTTGGCCTTGTAACCTATAACGTCGACTATGTTGGCATCGGTTCTGGCGGCATCAGTTCGACGCTGACCAAGCCCCAAGTCGGCGTCTCCCAGGGATTGACCTCGGAGCACATCTCGACCCATCCTAGCTTTTTCACGGCTTCGACGGGCATCGCCGGACCCGCCCCCTACACGGCCTCCACGGTGGCGACTGGTGAGTTCAAGGGACTGAATGGAGCCCACTTTGAAAGCGCAAGTGGCGGCAAGTTCCTCGGCTTCAAGGACCCGGCGGCTCCGCTGTATTATGGGCGCACGAACTACCTCGCCCCGCAGACCTCTTTCACCGGTCACTTCTACACGAGCACCGAAGCCACGCCCAAGGCGCTGGTAGATCGCGTCGGCAAGACCAGCGGCAATGGAGAGTTCAACTCCATCGCCCTGCTCCCGGCCTACATGGGCACGAGCTTCGTCACGGGCACCGGCTCCCGCAATCAGTTGCTCCTCGCCCAGGTCAACGTCGAGGACTTCGGCCTGCTCTACAAGGTGAACTACGAAATCCGCTACAACCGAGACGGCTACGTCGCCGCGGTCTACCCTGCCGCCTGATCATGCAACCCGGCGTCGGCTATCGTTTCATGTCCTCTTCGTCCGGCGTCACGCTGGACATCGGCGACCCTTGGCCGGATAGTGACGCAGGCACGGTCTGCCCCTTCACGATTGTCGACCGCTCCTCCGGCACAGACTACAAGTTCAGCTGCATTCCTGGCATGGTCAACTCGGTCATCCCGCAGATCGGCATCACGGCGGACGCGACCAAGCGCCTCGACCAACTGCCGACCCCGACGACGACCTTCAACTTCGACCCGACGACGGGCTACTCCTACATCTACCTCAAGGTCTCCGCGGACTACTCGAGCCCGCCGACCATCTACCCCGTCACCGACCAGACCGACATCCTTTACCCGCGCATCATCTCGACCAGCATCGAGCAGACTGCCACCGACGATTCGTCTTTCTTCCTGTTGGCGACGGCCTACCAAGACCCGGCGGCGAGCCCTCCCAAGCCCATCACCATCTGGCAGCTGACCTGCGGATCGCAATGGTCTGACCGCGTCAAGGTCGGGACGAGCGTCGCAAAGTACTTCTTCTCCAAGGTCTGATGCCCACGCCCCCGACAGTCACGCGAGATTATTACACCATCGGAGGCCAGCAGCCGAACGTCGGAACCTTGAGCACTTTCTTTACTTGGGCCGCAGTACGCACGCCAGTCACGGCTGTCGTGAGCCACAACTCAGGCGGATTCGTATGGGGTCAGGTTGCTTTTCACGCCATCGATTACATCAATGGCTTTTATAGCATTCAGGCAGTCGAGTCCGAAGGCCGCCTTTTCCGTGGCGTTCCGTTTTCAGTTTCTGGCGCCAATGACTGGTCAACACCCAATCCGCCATCTGGAAGCGATGAGCGTTTTTACTTCGGAACGAGTAATGACGACGGAAGTGGCTTTTACATTCCATCGGTCGGCACCGGCCTCGACAAGGAGGAGGAAGGCCAGATCCTTGAGTATGCCTCTTTCGTAGGCTCAGGCCAGACCATCGGCGTCGAGCCAGCCGCCTATGACGGCAGCGACCCTGACGGCCAGAACATCGGCAGTACGCCCCTCGGGACTGTCTCGTCCGTGACGCTTTCCTTCTGACCCCTCCCCCCTTCCAATCGGGGCAAGTTTAAGACCCGATGAGCTGCCCGAACACCGTAACCGTCTCGCAGGGAAACACCTTCGCCTGCACTTTCACTTGGACGCCCGGTGCGACTGGACCTGCCAATCTGCTGACCACGACCATCAGCTCGTCCCTCGAGGATCGTCAGGACAACGTCTACGCGATGACCATCACCAAGGCGGGCGACGGCCTGTCCTTCACGGTGGCCTACGCGGGCAGCACGTCCGACTGGGCGCTGGGCTTGGCGAAGTGGGACATCAAGTTCGTCTTCCCTGGCTCGACCATCTCGCGCACCGAGGTGTTCAGGGTTAACGTCATCGACAGCGTGACCGCGTAAGGCCATGCCCGACGCGACGATCACTTCGACGGCCTCGACCTTCGGGACTATCACCGGCACGTTCGCCGCCGACCAGTCCACGGTGACGGGCACCATTTCGGGCGTCATCACGGGCACGCTGTCGGGCTCGGTGGGCGTCCCCGGGCCCCAAGGCCCTGCGGGTAGTCCCGGCGCTCAAGGCCCCGCCGGCCCCCAAGGCGAGCCGGGAACCCCTGGCGTCGGCGTTCCTGCTGGCGGCACGACCGGGCAGGTGCTCGCGAAAACCTCTGGCACGGACTACGCAACTGGCTGGACGACCCCCACGAGCGGCGTGGCATGGGGCGCCATCACCGGAACCCTATCCTCCCAGACCGACCTTAACACGGCGCTGACGGGCAAACTCGCCAAGGCTGGCGACACCTTCACGGGCAACCTGCAGTCGACCAACGGATCTGGCGTCTACCTGTCCAACGTCGGCCCGAGTTACCTCTACGCCAACCACGGCAACACCTACTCGCAGTACATCAACGGCGGCCCTGGCGGCAACTCCCTGACGGTCGAATGGGACGGCATCACGTTCGCCTCGGGCAAGCAGACTGTCCACTACCCCGGCGCCGCGACCCTCTTCAGCTCGCCGGTCCTGACGGGAGACCCCACGGCACCGACCCCGGCTACCTCGGATAACGACACCAGCATCGCCACCACGGCCTTCGTCAAGGCCCAGGGCTACCTGACCTCGGCGCCTGTCACCTCCGTCGCGGGACGCACGGGAGCGGTCACTCTGTCGAACACCGACATCAGCGGCCTCGGCTCTCTGGCCGTCGTGAATGACGCCCCCTCGGACGGATCGCAGTACGCCCGCAAGAACGGCGCCTGGGACGTGGTCTCGGCTGGTGCGGCCTACATCTCCAGCGTCTCTTCGCCCCTGTCGGTCACGTCGGGCAACCTGACCATCGACCTGTCGGCCTACGCCCCGCTTGCGTCCCCCGCCTTCACCGGCAACCCGACCGCCCCGACCGCAGCCCTTGCGGATAACGATACCTCCATTGCCACGACCGCCTTCGTCCAGCAGGAACTCCTCTCCGGCACGGCGAACGCCCGCAACCTCGAGGTCTACGTCCGTAACCAGACAGGCTCGACCATCGCCGCCGGTGCCATCGTCTACATCAACGGCGCCACGGGCAACCGCCCGACGATCACGCTCGCTCAGGCGAACAACGACGCGAACTCCGCCCAGACCTTCGGCTTCACGAAGACCTCCATCGCAAACAACGGCTTCGGCTTCGTCATCGTCCGCGGCGAACTGGAGAACATCGACACCTCGGCGCTGACCGAAGGCGTGCAGCTGTACCTCTCCCCGACGACCGCGGGAGCGTGGACGACCACCAAGCCCTCGGCCCCGCAGCACCTCGTCTACGTTGGCATCGTCGTCCGTGCTCACCCCACGCAGGGCGTCATCCTGGTCGCCGTTCAAAACGGGTACGAACTCCCTGAGCTGCACGACGTCTCGATTGCCTCGCTGGCGAACAACGACCTGCTGGCCTACGAGTCCTCGACCTCCCTCTGGAAGAACAAGACCTACAGCGCCCTCGGCCTGTTGACCTCTGCCACGGCGGCAAGTACCTACGCTCCGATTGCCTCGCCGACATTCACGGGACTATCCACGTTTGACAACCCTGGCAACTATGCCCTGAGCATCCCTGGAAGCGGCACCGGCTATGACATCCGCATTGAAGGCCAGGTCATCTCGTTGCGCAGCGCCAACAGCGAAGTCATTCGTATCGGCTCTGGCGGCATCAAGTATCCCGACGGCGTAACGCAGACCGTCGCCTACCCCGGACCTTCTGGCTTCCTGCTTAAGGCCGACAACCTGAGCGGTCTGGCCAACACCGGCACGGCTCGGACAAACCTTGGCCTCGGCACGATGGCGGTCGAGACGGCGAGCAACTACCTCACGACGGCAACGGCGGCTTCAACGTACTACCTCCAGACCAATCCTGCGGGCTACATCACGTCTTCGGCGCTGACCCCCTACTTGACCTCGGCGACGGCGGCCTCGACTTACTTCACGATCAGCAGCGCCGCCTCGAAGGCTGACCTTGCGTCCCCGACCTTCACGGGTGTCCCCCTTGCGCCGACGGCTTCCCCTGGCACAAACACCACGCAGATTGCGACCACGGCTTTCGTCACCGCCGCCGTCTCCGCTTCGACCGGTGCTACTTGGGGTAGCATCACCGGCACGCTCAGCTCGCAGACCGACCTTCAGTCCGCCCTCGACGCGAAACTGAGCACGGCCACCGCCGCCAGCACCTACGCCCCTCTTGCCTCTCCGGCGCTGACGGGCAACCCGACCGCCCCGACTCCGCTCACGGCGGACAATGACACGAGCATCGCGACGACCGCCTTCGTGAAGGCGCAAGGCTACCTCACCTCCGCCCCGGTGACTTCGGTCGCTGGTCGTACGGGTGCGGTCACGCTGGCAGTCGCGGACGTTTCTGGCGCGGCTCCCCTGGCCTCGCCTTCGCTGACCGGCACGCCTCTCTCGACCACGGCGGCTGCTGATACGAACACCACGCAGATTGCCACGACGGCCTATGTCGTCGGTCAGGCATCCTCGACGACTCCCGCCAACAACGGCACGGCGGCGGTCGGAACCTCGCTCAAGTATGCGCGCGCTGACCACGTCCATGCGACCGACACGACGAGGGCACCGCTGGCTTCGCCGACCTTTACCGGGACGGTTACCATCCCGGCGGGTGCAAGCATCTCGGGCTTCGCCCCGCTCGCCTCCCCGACCTTCAGCGGCACGCCCTCCCTGCCGACGGGCACGACCGCCGTCACGCAGACCGCTCTCGACTCTTCGACGAAACTCGCCACGACGGCTTTCGTCCGCGCCGACAACAACGTCAAAGCGTGGGTGAACTTCAATGGCACGGGCACCGTCGCCATCCGGGCTTCTTACAATGTAAGCAGCATCACCGACAACGGCACGGGCGATTACACCGTCAATTTCACCACGGCGATGACCGACGCCAACTATGGCATCTCAATCGCTCGCTCTGCCGCACCGGGACAGGGCTTCATCGCAATCGACCCTACTGGAACAGTTTCCCCGACGACTACGGCAGTCCGCATCGGTTGCGTCAACTATCAGAACACCGTCTTTCAGGACACGCCTATCAACTGCGTCTCCATCCTCCGATGAACAACCCTCGCATCATCCACCCGACCCCCGAAGGCGGCGTCGCCATCATCATCCCCGCCCCCGACTGCGGCCTGACCATCGAGCAGATCGCCGCCAAGGATGTCCCCGCTGGCGTCCCTTACCGCATCATCGACGCCGCCGACATCCCCGCCGACCGCACCTTCCGCAACGCCTGGGAGTTCACCGCATGAGCATCTCCATCAACATCGCCAAAGCCAAGGCCATCAAGCTCGACCAGTTCCGAGCCGAGCGTGCGCCGAAACTCGCCGCCCTCGACGTGGCCTTCGTCCGTGCCCTGGAGCAAGGCGACACCGCCGCCCAGACCCGCATCGCCGCCGAGAAGCAAGCCCTCCGCGACGTGACGAAAGTCGCCCTCCCCGACGACGTGGCCTCCCTCAAGGACTTCAAACCCGACATCCTCAAATGATCACCGCGCTCATCTCCTTCCTCATCGGCTTCGTCGCCGGTGCCCTCGTCTTCCGTAAGCACGCCGCCAAGGCGTCCGAACTCGAAGCCAAGGGCAAGGCCGCCCTCGACGCCCTCAAGGGCCGCTGACCCGTGCGCCCGCTCCTAGCCGTCATCGCCTTCGCGGTCCTGGCTGGGTGCTCCACGTCCCGCCCCGCCCTCCCGCCCCAGCCCGACTCCCCGACCTCCGAGGCCGTCGTGACCACGCTGGGCAAGGAGTGGGACAAGGCAGACCAGAAGGTCGCCGCCGCCGTCTCCATCGCCCGCGAGAACGCCGACAAGCCCGCCGTCGTCCGAGGCGAGACGACTGTCGCCCTGTCCTTTCTCCCGGCCCCGACCCCCGAGGAACTCGCCCTCGCCCGCCAGCGTGCCGCCAACCCCGCCGACCAGAAGGCCTACGGAGACGCCGTCGCCTACGGCAAGACCCTCCTCGCCAAGATTGACGCCGACTGGGCCAAGGTTCAGGCCGATCAGAAGGAAGCCCTCCGCGTCTCTGGCTTAAAGGACGCCCGCATCAAGGAACTCACCGCCGAGGTCGAGCGCGTGAAGGCCGAAGCATCCCGCGATGTCTGGACGCTGACCGGAGCCGGCCTCGCGGTCATCGGCGCCCTGACCATCGCCTTCGGCATGGGCCCCCGCGTCGGCGTCCCGCTGCTCCTCTGCGGCGCCTTCTGCGGAGCCGTCCCGCACATCGTCGACTCGCCCTACTTCCTTTGGGTCGCCATCGGCACGGCAGCCATCGCTTGCGGCCTCGGCCTCTGGTGGCTCTGGGACAAGGTGCACGACGCCGTCCAGGACAAGAAGGACGAAGACACCCTCTTCCACGACCACGATGAGCACCCGCCGAAAGCATAAGCCCGTCAAGGTCGTCTGGCGCAAACTCGGCAAGGAGCGCGCATGGGGTCAGGCCACGATCGGCGAGAACCTCATCGAGATTGACCCCCGCCTCGGAGCCAAGCGTCAGCTCGAAGTGCTCTGCCACGAGCAGGTGCACCTGACCTTCCCCGCCATGTCGGAGCAAGAGGTCGACCGCGCCGGCAAAGACCTCGCCGCCCTCCTCTGGGCTCAGTCCTACCGCAAGGTCGTCCTCGACCCTAACGCCAAACCGCCGCGCATCACGTGACCATCGAAACCTTCACGACTGTCTGCGTCCCGGGCATCGCCTCCCTGGCGTACTTCTCCGCCGGCGTCGCCAACCTCTATACCCGTAACTACGCAATGGCCGTGATGTGGTTCTGCTACGCCGTCGCCAACGTCGCCTTGCTTTCGACCGTCCTCCGCAAATGAGCGCCCTCCCGCAACCGCCCAATCCCGATGACCTCCCGGTGTCCGTCCGCGACATCGGCTTCGGCATCCTGATCGGCGCGGTCTCCTGGCTGGTGCGTTACCTTTGCTCCCCGGAGAAGCAGTCCCTCGGCTACATCCTGCGCCGAACCGCCACCGCTGGACTGGCCTCGCTGCTGGTGGGCATGGCGACCAAGGGATACTTCTCGTCGGAAGGGGTGGCCTTCGCGGCAGCGGGATGTGCCGGGTATGCCTCGCCCGAACTGGTCGACCTCCTTCTGGCCCGGATTAAGGGGATGAAGGGGAAGACACCCACCAGGGGCGACTAAGCCCGCCACGGGGCACGCAGAGGGGTCTAATGGGGTAGCCTAGGGGCTGGCCTAGCCACTGCTTTGGGGTGGCAATCTTTCTTGCGGAAAGGTGCTTGACCAATGCAAAAGAGTCGGGCAAGGTGCTTACCTCCACCAATGACTAAGCTCCTCGCCATCCTGTTCTGGGCCACGCTCGCCGCGTTCGCCCTTGCCACCTTCCTCGACCCCGCCTTCCCGGGCATCTTCGACATTCTGAACAACCACTAATCCCCCACACCATGCCTAGCCCTAATCACAAATGGACCGACACGCTCACCGTCGCCGGTCGTCCCCTCACCCTCAAGCGCCCGATGGCCTACT